AAAATTACCTGTGTTTATCTTTATTAATGCCATTTAAATCTACAGTCTTATCTATATCTATTTTTATTATAAAAATATACTCAATTTTTAGGGGTTTGTCAACGTCTATTTTTAATGTTTTTATCATGGACAATCAAAAATAGAGTTACTTAACTCTTGGTTAGTTGGTTCTGTTGGACAGTGGTTGGCATCAATATAATATTGACCTAAATCAAAATCTATATTTGGATGTTTGTTGTATCTGTGTTTCATTAAAATCTGTTGATTGGTGTTACCATCAAAAATCACAACAAATTCATCTGTAATTGGGTTATCATCTAACTCAAAATTTATATTGAAATATAATCCGGTATCACAATAATTTAAGTCAACATCAATAACTTCTATAAGTTGTCCATATTGGTTTATTAAGTAATCTCCATGATTATAAAGTTCTTTTGGGTGGTCACAACAAGGTTCAATGAAATCCGTTGGTTTTTTCTGTAATTCTTCAGGGAATCTATCATCAAAAAAGTAAATACTGTTTATTGGTGTACCAAAATTTTCAACTATTCTATTTGTATAAACTCTTAGTTGTGTTGTTGGCAAAACTTCAAATACTTCATAGTTGTTGTTTGAAGTTAAACCGGTTATTATGCTCTTTTTTATTGACGCTAAACACTCAATATCAGTGATTTCTAATTTTTGATAATTAAATGTAAATGAATATCCAGAATTTGGACCATCTAAAATTTGTTGATGACTATATTCGGTACATTGTTTATAAGATGCTGATAAAACGTATTCACCGACATTTAAATCACATACACTTTTTTCGGTTATTGTTCCACCACTAATGTATGTTTCAATATCATTTTCCGTTGTTTGATTATTGATTGTTAAACCTGAATTAACTACTAAAACAATAGAATCACATTTTAAACCATAATTAAAGTTTGATTTATATTCAACTTTTGGTTGTATTGTGTAACCGGTGTAGTTATCACAAAAAGTGGCACCTGATACAACTGAAATTGGGTTAGCGATTGTTCCTTGATAACCAACAATACTGAATAATTCAACGTGACTTTTACCTGATGGTGTTGGGCACGGGTCGTGTTCTACTTTTGGTTGTAGTCCTTCTATTTTAAACTTAACTTCTTTGTTTGCTGCATCAACAATATTAAAATCTATAACATCATTTTCAGTGACACCAGTCAATTTATAGGTACAGTCATTTACTTTTTCAATGTAAACATCCGCATTTTGGTTTGTACCACTTACACAATTTGCATATATGTGAAATGGCCAAGAAGAACCTTTTTGAACACCCGTTTTATACCCGATAACCTCAAAAAATACATCGCTTACTAATGTACAACCACTAGGTGGTTCACAGAATTTTTCTCCGTCTGTGTATACTCTAACACTTATACCATTTGTATTTTTTGTGACGTTATAATCCGCTTCAAATCGATAGTCAAAATAATCGGTAACCGAACATTCGTTTGGACCTAGTTTTACAGACGAAAATTTAACTTTTTCTACACCATTTTCATCAATAAATGTTTCATATTTTATTAATGGTATTGTTTCTGAAAAATATGTCTGTCCTGTTGCACCTGTAAACGGTGCATATGGTTCATACCCCGCACTATTCCTTGTGGTTGTAATGTCTGATATTAATACGTATAGAGCATTTAACCATAATTCTTTAATTTTTACAACATCTGGTTCAAGATAATCCTTGTAATCACATATTAAAGAAAGATTCGTGGTGTCACCACTTGTAACACCACTTGTACATCCTGTAAATGGTTGTGGGTCAAACAATTTAGCACTGTTTGATGTGTTACTAGTACCACTTACTACAACATACATTGATGAAGTCAATCCACTATAGTCAGCACCACCATAAATTACATTATCAATCTCAATAATTGGGTAATATGTGACGCCAGTTAAATTAATTAATCCTCTAAAATTGTTTTCCTCACCTAAAATATTTTCCAAATCCTCTTCGATTACATTTTCAAAGTCAGGATATAATTCTTCAATAAATTCAAGTGGTTGGCAGTCGTATTTGTATTGATATTTTGGTCTACCAAAAACATTATTTTCAATTAAATTACCTCCTGTCCAAAGTGTGGTTGAAGGGACTAATTGTTCAACTAATTGTGTCCAATAAGGTGATAGTTTGTTTACAAATTCAACAACATTTATCTGATAATATGGTGTAAATCCCGTTGTTTGTGATATATAATCCCTATAAACATCTTCTAATTGAATGTAATTTTTTTTGTAACGAATTTTGTTTGAATTTGTTACAAGACTATGTATGAAGGTGTCTAAAAATTCCGCAAAAGTTTTTCCCGTTTGAGGGTAGAGTGTGTTTGAACCAAAACTAATCAATAAATCCCTACTTTGTCTGTAGATATCGTAGTCAATAGCTCTAGCAGAAGATATATAAATCCCTATATTTTTTCTATTAAGAATCAATAGGTAATCATCTTCAACCATTTGACCTTTATTGTCAACGTCTGATACTAATTCATAACCCGTATCTAAACCCGGTAGTGTTCTATATAAATCAAAATAATCTTCACCGTATGTATATCCTTTGTTTTTCGTTTTAATTGTTTTAGTTGTTCCCGTTAAAACTGAATTATCAGAATCTAAAACAAGTGGAGAACGATGACTTAATGTTATATCATACCAACCAGAACCTTTTTCAAAAAATATACCTTCGTTTTCGTTGTATGCTCTTCTTGGTAAACCAGTGATTTCATCAACAGGATAACCCTCTCTATTAAATGTTGTTGATGCGGTGTAGGTTATATTTGTATAGGTAAATCCACTTGAATCAAAAACAGCGTATGAATAAGTTTTATTACCCTGTATAGCATCATAGATATCTTGCTGTAAATTAAAACTAGCGGGAATTGAAGTTACTTTATAAATGTACTCATCAATTCTAATCAAAGGTTCAGGAGCACCTAAAAACTTTAAAAAGAAATCGATAGAAGCTCTTGTTCCTTTTGATTTATAAATGTGTGCAAGATTTATTAATAATCTTCTATAAAATTCGTATTCCGCCTCAATTAAATTGGTTCCGGTTGAAACTCCGTCGTAATTAGACTGTATTCTTGAATATAAGATATCATCTAATTTTTTTTCATCAAATAAACTTAATGTTGATAGTCCTAAATTTTCTGCTAAATTTTTTAATAATACATCGGGTAAGTTATTAACACCATCATAACTTACATTTCTCATATAAGCTATGTTGTCTATGTATTTTTTTACTTTGTCAAAACTTTGACCATATAATTGGAATACACTTTCAGCTCTTTTATCTTCAGTATCAAATTCAAATAATTGTGGTGCTGATAAAAACCTAACCATTAAGTTAGATTTGTAATCATCAATTTCATCTGAAATATCTTTTAATTTATTTACATAAGATTCATAATCAAGACCGCTTATTAATATGTTATAACCATCACTTGATATTGGCCATGTTAATACCACATCGATTAGTGCTGTTTTTGTTTTGTCTTGAGTGTCTCTTGGTACTTTAAATGAAGATGTATAAATCGGATTTGTATCTCTATTTAAAAGTGATTCTTCTAAATCATCCAAACCTTCAAAAAACTCTTCAACTAATCCATCATTTGGTCTGATTAAAATATCTTGTGAATAAGTTGAACCAGTGAACGGTTTACCATATACTTTTAAAAAAATTTTGTTTTCTGTATTTGGTTCTACGTAATCTAAAATCGGATATGGTGTATCGTTGGTTACAAGAACATATTTGGTATATGATGAATAAAAATTCCTTAACTCATTTTCAGTTTCAGGTTTTATGGCCGATACCGGCTCAATAAAAACTAAATCAAAAGGATTAAATATTTTACTTCTTTCAACATAAAATGTGGTTGTATTTGTACTATCATTATATGTTATTCCACTAGCACTAAAGTTAGATGCACCAATTGGAGTGTCTCCTAATATTGAAACAGCCGCGGGAAACTTGCTGATAATTCTAGTTATTGAAACTAAAATTCTACTTCTTAGTGAGCCAAATAAAGATTTGTCGGCATATTTTTTATTACCTTTAAATCTAACCTCATCCGTTCTTTTTTTTCTTGGTGTTGTGGAGGTGGTTTGAATACCATCAACTTCCTTTAGTGTATCTAATGTTAGAAATTGAGAAAAAGGATTACTTGTAAAGTTTTTAGAATCTTTGTCAGGAATAGATTTATCAAGCGCAAATACGGTATTTGTTAGAGCAGAGGACCCATCGGTTATCTGTCTACCAACTAAGAAATCGTTAAATGTTTCCGCCCCGCTAGATGCTTGACTTGGTACTTTCCTTCTTGCCATTATTCTGTAATAGTATCAAAGTTTAAGGTTTCGTCTATATCATTTCTTTCTTCACGAATTTCAAATAATGTTTCATTAAACTCGTCTTTAACTTCGTAAAGATTGTATTGTCTATAGATGTTGTTATTATTGTCATAAATGGTATAGATACCTTGAGAAACCGCTTTACTTTGATTACCGTACAGTGCGTGTGCCAATGTTGATGCATCGTGTTCAACCATCTCAATTTCTATGGTGGTTGGGTTAAGATATGTGTTTGTTAATATGATTTTTTGGGAAGGTACACCAATGAATGGTACCGTATTTGGTTTGTTAGTAGGTGCCGAAGATGGTGTTACTGTTAAAAACATCAAATTCGTTGCTTGTTCACTATATTGATATCTAATCGCCTTTTGTGACGTACTTGTTAAATTTGAAACAATAGGGGTGCAGTAAAATGATGAAGTAACAATTCTATAAAAATTTGGTATTTTTTTATTGTCAGATGAATTAATATACTCTATTCGATATCCAACAAGTCCTTGTGGTGTAAATTTGTTTCTATCCGCAGCGGGAACGTTTGATAGGTCAATAACCAATCCTCTAACTGAAGGTAATGATGCTAAAATTCCACAATCCGTTATAGATGTTCTGATTTGTTTAGGTCTAATGTGAAGTGTGTAAACACCTAAATCAGCAAAATCATCTGCAGTTAATTTTAAATTATATAAACCACCCAAAATTTCGACATTTGGTGCTGATATATCGTCTGTTGTATCAATATTATGATACACAGGTGTTAAAACTTCCGCAGAACTTAACCTTTTAAGTGTAACCGTTGAGGTACTGTTTCTGTCCGCAACGTAATGAAAATAAATTTCAACGTCTTCTGGTGATACATCTGATGGTCTAATTATACCGTAACTTCCTACTGCCATGTTTTTTTAATAATAAATATAAAATTTATTGTTTTCTTATATTAAAATATCCGTTACCATAAATCGATAATTCTCCTGTGTTGTCAATTTCTGATAATCTAAGTGTTTTTTCCATAACACCCTGTTTACCTCTTTCAACAAAAATATCTGAATAGATTACCGGTTCGTCAATGAATCCTAAGAAATGTTCATTTCTTGTGATTACTTTATTTATTACTTCTTCTTTTGTAAATCCTGAGGTCGTTCCCGTGATTGTGGTCACACCATCCGCAAAATCTTGATAATATAAATTATCTATAGTATAAGCACTGTACGCAACACCTGCTGTTGTTCCGGTTGTTACACCTGAATAAGTGTTACTACCATAAAGTTTCAATTCACTAATTCTACTTTTACCTATTGATGCATATGTGAATGTTGTGTATCCCGTATATGTACCGTTGTACTCTAAATCGTTCAAATAATTTTGAGATTGACCTGTTATTGTTGTGTATGGTATGGTGAATCCCGAGAATGTTCCGAGTGGATTACTTACAGTTGTATTAGATGGTACTTGAATAATTTTTTTAGTTTCAAATTGACTCCAAGGTGTGTCAATTGATATTGAAATAGTTGTTTCTCCGGTTGTTACATATGTTTTAGATGCTGTCAAACCAGTTGTTGACAGAATACTTGTTGTTCCATCTCCCCAATCAACAGTAAAATCAATAAAATGAATTTCTGAAACTTTGGTTGTATCAACGGTATTGTATACTTGTATGGTATTTCCTGTTTGTGTGTACGAAAAATTACATATTTGTTCAACTTGTTCAAGTTCACCATCAAATCCAACCATGACACCCATTTCGTCGATATGTGTTTCCAAGAATATTGGTAACATATGTTCCCCATACGCCTCACCCTTTGTTATGTTTTCCCATCCATATAATTCAAGTGTTAAATCACAACCCGTATCACCATAAGATATTGCTGGAATTGTTGAGCCGGTCCAAATATAGTATCCTGATGAAACCGTACCACCTGTTATATTATAAACAACGAATCCATCTAAGGGGTCAAGATATTGTGATTCCGACCAAGCGATTAAACTACCCAAACTGTTGTACCAATATGGTCCATCATTTGAATACAATTTTACATTAGGAATATTTTTCCTAAGTATTTCGTATTTTGTGGGTGATTTAATGTCCATTATTGTTTTCTTTCATAAAAATTTATTGGCGCGGTTACTACTCCCTTTCTGGTACCTAATGAACCGTTGTACGCATAAACTATATAAGAATAGTCACTTCTATCTATAATTACTTTATAATAAACATCCTCTTCTTCCACATATGGTGTGGTTGCATTAACTAATTTTGATTTATTAACAAAATCAATTACACTACCATCTTTGGCGTTGTAATATTTCGCTGTCATGTAGAAAGTATTACCAGTTATATTGGTTTCACTGAATGGTGAATCATCCGCAAACCAAAAGAGATACATGTTTTCAGAATTTCTGTAGTTTGTTCCCGTAAAGGTTGGGACGTAGATATAATCATTTAACGCAAATGTTGCACCTGATGGTGTTCCTGTATAAAAGACTCGTTCACCTAATGGTAATGATAAATTTTTTGCAAAAACTAATCTTCTATTTGTTTGATTTGGTGATTGGTCATTATTTGTTTTATAAAATTCTAATCTGAAAAAACTTTCTGTTGATTGTTTTAACATTTTTGAATTTTCTTCCATTGTAATTCCCACATCTTCATAATTTTGAGAATAGTTACCAAGACTATTTAAAAAATAAAAATTATACCATATATCATTTTGTTGAAATGGATTATCATAGGGTGAAAGTTGTTCGTATGATGAATGTATATATCTAACGGTTTCGTAATTTTCTGTTGGGTTGATTATTTGATAAAGAATTTCTTGCTCCATTTCTTGAGCATTATCTGTCCATCCTAAATCAGTTTTAAACATTTGATTTGTTGGAATCAAAATAGATTGGTCGTTATTTTTAGCAAGAATTTTCATATTAACATTTAAACTTATCTACATTTTTAACCAAATCTTTTTTATTTATATAAACGTTTTCATTTCGTAAATAAAAATTAATATCTCCCTTAACGTAATGAATATTATTTATGAACGGATAATTTGTTCCAAAACCATCGGGGTCAATAAATCCGTGGTCATATAAATCTCTCCACTTCCAAAGAGCATCATCTTCAAAATATTTTGCATTCTGTGGTAATCCATAGACTTGATTTGTTTTAGATGTTTCAATATATGGAGAAAGTTGTCTTAGTTTTATCCTGTGGTGTGGTTGGTAAAACAAACCATACATGTTTGTCATTGAACCACCCGAAAAAGTAACTGTTGAGCCTGTTTGTCCATAATCAAAAACAAAAAGTGGATTCGAGAATCTATGAAACGCTTCACTTATTATTCTTTCTTTTAATTCTGAACGACTATATTCAACAAATGCACCATTTAAAACAGTGTTTAATGGTAAATCAGTACCTGTAACAAAATTGTATGTTGTTGCACTTATTGTTCTACTAAATCCACTGGTTGTTATAGATGTTTCAGTTGAACCTGTACCATCAAAATGTTCGTCAACCCAAGTGTCGTGAAAATTAAATTTCCAACCAACCTTTGGTGGGTATTCAAAATAACCATTTCTATTTGCCAATATAACCGTTACATATACGTCAGTTGGTAGGTAACCTAAATTATTAGTTAGTCCTGTTAAAACAAATGGTTCCTTAAAATCATATATTAAAGACTCCATCATGTTTCTTTCCACTAAAACATCCGATTGACCGGCACTGTTTTCTAACAATAACTTTCGTTCATTTTCCCAAATTGATGATTCAAACCCAATTTTATCTAAGATATAATCTTCTCTTTCTGTTAATGTTTTATGTTTATGAACATAATAGGTTGATGTTGAACCTGTAATGTCATTTCTATCAAGACATCTCTTTCCAAAAACAACAGTAGATAATGTTGAACCTGATGGCATTTCGGATTTTGATATTTCAAGAACATATTTTTCAGAATCATAGATAGAATCTCCAACACTTATTATTGAAAAAGTTTTTCCTGACACGTCAACCGCATTGTTAAAAGAACCACCACTTATTGTAATAAATTCTCCTGATGACATACCGTGTTCAACCGGACTTGTTAGTTTGTAAGTGTTTCCTGTGTTTTCCACTCTAAAGGGTATTCCATCTCCTGATAAAAAATTAAATGATGTTCCACCACTTAAAGTGTATGTCATGGGATATGTTGTATCTTGACCATACACATACGATAAATAAATGTTCCAATTGTGATATGGTGCTTCAATCGTTGGGATATCTACATGTTCAGTTAAACCAGAAAATGTTAAACTTGGTGTGTATATTGTTAAAGATGATATGGTTTGTGTGGTATTAACCTGTCTAAGAACATCTTTTCTTAAAAAAGCAAACTCTTGATATGGTATAAATCCATCAAAATTATTATCCCCACCATCACCAACTAAATATAATTTCTTTAATAGTGGATTATATTCAGATGAACCACTATAAAGATTTCTAAAAACCATTTTAAGTTTTCCATGTATCTTGTAATTGTTACTTTCGTTTCTTTCTTTATTGAATAACTCAGCATTACTTAAAATAATGGTTCTATCCCCTTCCCTAAGTAAATTTTCCGTTTCATCCAAACCAACACGAATTGTTTGGTCTTCATTAATTGAGCCAAAAAATTTTTTAGATGGTAATATGATTCTTTTCTTATCCATTATTCTTGTGATGGGAAAGCACCTTTAGGTCCAAATAATTTTATGAATTTATCGACCGCGGTTGCTCCGGGTCTTAACCCAAAATAAAATAAAAACGGTGTTGATAATATTTGTTTATCTCCCGTGTAATTTAAATCCGTAGGTTTTAATATAAAATCAACATCAAAATTCCAAGATTGGGACTCCCATCCTCCAATATTACCAACTCTAGTCCATAAAGTACCGGCTAATGGGTTTGAAGTTGTTCCTGATGTGATATGTAAAACTCTGAAACCTTCTTCTTGATTACTATAATTCAAATAAATTGTTGAACCTGTCGTTTCTACATCAAAATCATCGTCAGCAACATCCGCACCTGCAATTGTAAAAGTGTTACCCGAATAATCTTTTGTCATTGGAAACAACAAATAATTGTACGTGGTATCACCAGTAAACGCGTAGTTATATGTCATTCCTTGTAATCTTTGTGAAACAACAGTGTTGTAATCCCATGATTGGTCATAACCTTCTCCAAACCCCTGTCCTTTTTTGTCCCAATAAAAGAATGGAACAATTTGTGAAGATTCGGTTAATCTACCCGGTTCATTCAAACAAACTCTAACTCTATATCCGTCGTTATCAAATACAAAATTTATTGGCATCGGTCCATTTGTTGTACCCGCTTGTGATTTAAATAACTGAACATAATCATCTGGGTCTAAAATTACCGGACTATATTGACCGTAATTTCTGTTTTGTAAATCGAATTCTTCAATTCCGGCTTCGTTGTTTATTGAAATAAGTTGTAACACATCACCATTAAGTACTGTTTTTGTGTTTGAAGCCCAAGGAAAACCCGTATTTTGGAAAAAATCTTTATACCCATAATCGTTATTAGTATCAAGTCGGTAATTAATATACAATCCCAACATTTCTTTAAAATTTTGATACGATGTTGCACCAATACTTCTAACAATAGAACAATTTGGGTCTAATGATGGGTCAACACAAATCTCTTTTATAAATTCATCTCTTGGCCCCAAATCCATAATTGTAGTTGGGTACCTGAGTGTTGTATACTGAGAACCTGATGAGGACACTTTTTGAAAAACTGAACCATTCCACTTTGTGGACCTATAATAAAATCTTTTTACTGGAAAATTTGTGTTTTTTTCACTTACTTTATAATAAAGTAAATTTTTACAGTAGTTTGTACCTCTAAAATTTAAGTCTAAATTATCTTCATTATCCCACCTAACCTTTGCCTTAAATGGAAACATATATAATGAACCCGCTAACCAATTGTCAAAGAAAGAATAATTTGCAATTCCTTCACAAAATACTTTATTTACTAATTTTCTTCTAGCATATTCATTTATTAATTTAAATTGAACGGGCCTATTGTCTGAATGTGCGGCCGGTATGACGGTAAATATTCCAACCCTTAATTCAGAAAAACCGCTTCTAGTCTCACAAGTACCACACGGATTCTTCGATAAATCATTTGCTCCGACTTGTCCAACTACAATAAGATTTAAATTAAGACAATTTGTATACCCAACATTTGATTGGACTTGGTTTATTGCATTGTCTTTAGAATAAACGGCGGTAATACCTGTTGCACAATATGTCTGCGGTACTATACCCGAGTCGTCATAAATACTGTTCTGGGATAAACATCCTTCAGGTAAAGAGGTTATACCACTAAATGAACCAGCTGATGAACCTTGTATAGGATAATTACTATCATAAATTTCATAAGTAAATCCAGACCAAACATAATCTTTTGGTATTGTTTGGTCCCTCCAACTTAAATTACCACTAGCATCTTTACCTAAATATCCCGTAGTGGAACCACTTGTATATACACCCATGTTTAGTTGAAATGTGGTGCCGGTTGGTAAGGTACTTACCGTTGCTATGTCACCTGTTTGAGCGAGTGAATCCGCGAAATATTGTATAACTTTAACATAATAAGTTCTACCTGTAGACGCACCTAAAATAGAGTTAGTATATATTGTTGCTAGTGATTGTCCATATGTGTAACCTGAATTATAAAATGTGAACCCCGAAGAAGGTGTTTCACTTAATATATATTCATCGGTTGTTCCAGGACTTGCAATGTATACATCTGTGACCGTACTATCACAGGTACCAACAACAGACGGTGTTCCATCACCACCATAATACGACAATGAACCATCTCTCGCACAAACGTTTGATGCCGTATCTCCGGTTGATATTGATATTGTTTGTGGTAAATTTGTTGTACAATCAATATATGTATATGTTGTTGTCCCTGTAGTCGGTACATTTAACGTATAGGAAGTACAATTAACTAAAAATGTCAATTCGTCTCTGACAGCTTTACCTGAACCAACCTTTTCGAAGATTAATGATGGGTCACTTTCTGTTGAGACATCAAGATTATTTTCGGGAAAAGAAACTTCATCGCAAGATTGACATTCGGGATAAACTACTAAACTTAAGTGTACGGTCCCTAGTCGTTGTAAACTTTCAATAATGTCATCAAAAATTTGAAATGGTCCCCAACTAAAGATTGTGGTCCCGAAAGCTCTAATTTTAAATTTTAAGTTATCATATAACCATTGAAACGGTGATATTAATATTTGAAGAGCACCTATAAATGCGGTATAAATTACTCTTTCAAATACGTTTATTATGATTGCTAATAATATAGGAAAACTAAATCTTCTAAATGCATAACTTATGGGTGGTGTATTAACACTTGATTCACAATCGTCTTCCTCTTTAGGTGCAATGTCTTTAATACCCATAAATCCACCAGCCTGTTGAGATAGTGAAATTTTTCTATGACCCCCTATATAAGACGTTAGGGTGTAAACTTTATTATATGTGAACCTATAAAAATAATCTTCAGGAAAATAACTCCCATATACTTGATTGAATATAACAGATGAGCTGGTTGCTGCGGTTGGGTAATCGTCCCAATTCAATGAAAATGCATATGACCCATCAACATCTGTTGTATATTCCCGTATATTGGGAACCAAGTAACTAGCAACATTTCTAACTCTACCTAATGTTTCATTTTTGCCGGATATTCTAAATCTGTAACAAGATGATGTTGGGATACCTTTGTTGGGGTCATTTGTAATTTCGTTTTCACCAAATTCATTTGTGTAGACATAATCCATATTCATTGGTAGTGGAACTACAAATGAACCGTCATCTTCAATGTCTTCTTGAATTTCATACCTTTCAAGAATTGGTCTACCGTTACTGTCTTTATTTGAGGTAAATCTTATTATTTCTATGACAGCGTCAAATGTTGTTAAATCACATTTACGTCCCATTTCGTTTCTAGGTACGCAAGTTTTGTTTACGCTATTTTTTCCTTTGTCTGAATATATTGAACCAAGTAGATATGCTTTGGGTTCTACTTTAACACCCTTACTCGATAAATCAAAATCAGTTCTTGTGATTCCAATCTCACACAAATCTTCATTACCCCAAAACGGATATACTTCTATTGTTTGATTAAATGAAATAATTTGAGGTAGGGTATCTAAATCATTGGATGATTTATATGAATAGGTATTTTTAAATTTATCAACACCCATGCCCTGTCTAATAAAATCATCGGGTCTTAATGAAAAACACCCAATATCTGACAAATCAACATCCACATGAATTGTTTGTGTCCCAACAGGAACACCCCAAATCATAAAATCTCCAGCATCATTTGTTTTTACGGTATACTTGTAATATTTTTCATAAACCTCAAGTACTTCTTCTCTTGTTAATATATCTTTTTGGTCAGGAAATGTACCAGTGGGTTCATGACCACCGTGTTGTTTTCTACTTGGTAATAAATTGTAACGATACCCATCTTCATTTTTATCGTCAACTGTAGTAAATGGGTATAGGGCAGATATTACTGGGTCGTTTGTGTCCTCTTCTGAGATAGGTATGAAAATTGAAACTCTAGCGTTTGGTACACCAAAACCGTTATTTACAAAAATTCTACCGCAGACCACACCATAGTCAGCACACATAGAGGAATAAACCTCCGTTTGTGTGAACTTTAATGATAAAATCTCCAATAAGTCAAAGTCATTTTTAATTTCGACTACGACTTTTTGGTCATTACCTATATTTGTGGAAATTCTATGTTTCTGCATTCTTCTATATAAATAGAAAATTATGGATTTCCAGAAAAATAAATAAAAATTAAATTAGAATGTAGTCGTTCCCAAGGTTTTTACTCTAACTTTTATATCTTTCTGTGGAAATCTTATTTGATATATTTGGTTAGATTTCATGTATATGGTCATATCTGATTGTGAAATTTCTTTTGTATTTGCATTTACATACGATTGAGCAACTTCAGATGATGAATATTCTCCACCTACATTGTTAAAAACTCTTATATCAACAGCGTTTACAACACCGGTAACTTCACCGATTGTTCTATATAAATCACCAACAAATAATGGGTCACCCATTTTTCTTTTTTCTATTGAAAAATAACTTACAACATCTTGTATTATTGTTCTAACGATTTCTGTTTGATTTCCGTTTTTATCAATAACAACGTCTATCTCCAAAGTAAAATCAACAACTTCACCACTCTCAACGTCTAAGAAGTCATTGACCATTCTGTATTCCGCCAAATATTCTAAAATATTGTTTTTTAAAGTATTTGACACCGTATCAATTAAATTACCATTTTCATCATATGAAAGTAATTTAATTTTTATCTTATTATCTTCTTCCATCACATTTACTTTAGCCGGTGCCCCATATGTTGATGGCATCGTCTCAATAAGTGATTTATAATCATTTAATGTTACCGCTCTATTTTGTGCCGAAAAATTGTAAGCAATCATATTTCTAACCTCCTCAATTGTCGGTTGGTCAGAACCACCAACGGCTGGTGTTACGTTAGTAACGGTTAGTGAATTTTGTACTTGTGTATTTGTACTCGAGTTTGGTCCTGTGATTATAAAATCAACATTATCAACACTAGTTATAACATCGATACCTAAATTACTATCTTTTCCACCACCAATTCTGTATTTTACAAACAATGTTGTATTAGATTTTGGTAACGCACCTAAAGATAAATTATTAAGGTACGTTCCTAAACTCACCCTCAAACTTCCTTGATTATAATTGTCTAAATTGTCTAATGGGTTTACATTACCTGAACCAAACGTTAAAGAAAAATAATTTTCAGGTGTATATTCTGTTATAAATTTATTTGTAACAGGAATGTATGTTCCCGCTATAAAATTTTCACTATCGGAAGCGTTTGTTGGGTCGGGTACAAAAACCTTATCTTGTATCAAAGATTTTACTTCGTACCATTTATTTGGGGAACTAAGAAATTCTGAATTTGTTGGGTTGTTCACAAAGTTTGTTCCTTCTTTGTGAATTACTCCACTAACCCCTAATATGTTTTGTTCAGGTAGATATATCTTCAAAAATGGTTTTTGGTCAACTTCACTTATAACTTTTCTAAAAATTCTTGTTGTCCCATTTACTACAGCTTCTCTTTTAACTATTGAGTATGAAATTAATCTATTATTACCGTCAAAATTTGGTATTTTCAATCTATTTGGTTCACCCCTTTTATTAAAGGGATTTGAGAAATCAATATCTTCGATTGTTTCAAAAACTTGTCCTCCACCTGAAACTTGAGCTCCCGATTGTATTGTTCCCAAGTATCTTTCATCCTCTTTATCTCCTCTTACAGGTACTTGTATTGTAAAATCACACAAAGCAACAGATGGTCGGTTACCGGGTATTTTCATACCATATGTCTTAGCAATATGGTATAAAGATTGTCTTTGTTGTGCAAAATCCAACATTGTTTCTTGCCAAACTCTATCAATGTGAAAGTGTAAATTATCTGTTACCGCAGCATTTAAATCTAATAAAACAGAATAGATTGACGCATCGTTTGTATTTTTAATTAAGTCGGGATAATATTCTCTTGTTAGATTTACTAACTCCTGTCTTAAACTCGCGAAATCTCTGACAGCGTATGATATTTTTTTAGCCATGTTATATGTTAATAATTATAAAATCTGACGAAACAAATGGTTCGTTATTTATGTCGTAATCAATTCTAACTTTTGCAGTATACGGTTTGGTTGAATAATCGGAAACTCTAAATAATCTTGAATCCTCATCTTCTTGTGGACTAACCGGTTCTTCTGGGTCTTGGTCAGCGGGTGTTACTCTAATTGATTTAATTTCTAAATTAGGAATATACGCTCTTACGGATGTTCTTATTTCGTCCTCAATTTGACCCCATGTAACTGAATCATGTGGTTCAAAAATGAATTCATATAATCTAGTTCCAAAATCCGGTAAATAATATCTTGAACCTTTCCTTGTTAGTAACAAGTGAATCAGGTTTGCACGAATTTCTCTTTCGGGTGTTTCTGTCATAACTAAAAAATCACCTTTGGGACTAATTCTAAAAGGAAAATCTATACCATACGTAATCGCCATACTTATAAATATAATCAAACAAGAAATACTAATAAATAAAAAATCCCAACCGAAGTTGGGATTATATATATTGTTTGATTTTTCGCCCCCTGTATAATCAAACGAAGTAGATGCTTGCGGTCAGCCGCGAACTATTAAGGGAGCCACCTACGGTCATGAACCACAACCCTCACATTCAAATGGAGAATCAGATGGTCTTGATGAAATTACCATTTCTACTTCCTCTTCTTCTTTGATATGTTGATTGTGTGAAGTGCTTTGTACTTCTTTTGTTTCGACCGTAGGTTTGACTGTTGTGGTGTCAATACCTAAACCCTTTAATGGGTCAACAGCAGCTCTGGTTCTCAGATAATACATACCTGTTTTTAAACCAAGTTTCCACCCATAAAGGTGTGCTGCTAAAACTTTTGGTTTGCTCGCGTTGTCAATAAATAAATTTAAAGACTGTGATTGGTCAATATAGACCGACCTGTTTGCTGACATTGATAAGATTCTTTTTTGAGACATCTCCCAAACTGTTTTATAAACTTCTTTTACTTCAACAGGTATTTCGGGGATATTCTGTACTGAACCGTTTTCCATGATTAATTTTTTCTTTAATTCGTCAGACCACAATCCTCTTTCCAACAATTCATTTACCAAATGTTTGTTAATAACAATAAACTCACCACCCAACGTTCTTCTCGAATATAAGTTAGATGTGAAAGGTTCGAATGCTTCGTTGTTACCGAGTATTTGAGCGGTAGATGCTGTTGGCATAGGTGCAACTAATAATGAATTTCTTACACCAAATTTAACAACCTCTTTTCTGAGAGATTTCCAATCCCATCTTCCACTTGTGTCTTTGTCAGATTTTCCCCATAATTCATATTGAAAAATACCTTTTGATAAAGGTGAACCTTCAAATGTTGAATACGCACCATTTTCTTTAGCTAAATCTTTAGATGACGTTAACGCTGCGAAGTAAATTGTTTCAAATATATCTGTTTGAAGTTTATCCGCCTCGTCACTTTCAAAAGGTAATTTTAACATACAAAATACGTCAGCTAAACCTTGAATACCTAATCCAACTGGTCTGTGTTTCATGTTTGAATTTTTTGTCTCTTCTGTGGGATAAAAATTCAAATCAATAACGTTGTTTAGGTTTTTAACAACTTGATATGTGTATTCATAGAGTAGTTCGTGATTAAACTCTTTATTTAACACATACTTTGGTAATGCAATAGATGCTAAATTACAAACCGCTTGTTCTTCGGGACTTGAATACTCGATAATCTCGGTACACAAATTCGATGATTTAATTGTACCTAAATTTTTTTGATTCGACTTATAGTTAGCGGCATCCTTGTATAACATATAAGGTGTTCCGGTTTCAATCTGAGCCGTTAAAATTGCATCCATTAATTTTCTTGCTTTAACAACTCTTCTTGCTCTACCCTCTTTTTCATATCTCTCGTACAATTCCGTAAACTGTTGAGTAAATTCAAACGGGTCATCATAGACATCGGACAATCCGGGAGCTTCATCTGGTGAAAATAGTGACCAATCACCATCTTCCTCAACTCTTTTCATGAATAAACTTGGGGTCCACATGGCAAGGAATAAATCTCTAGCCCTCAGTTCTTCTTTTCCATGATTTTTTCTTAAATCAATAAATTCAAAAACATCGGAATGCCATGGTTCGAGATATATTGCGAAAGAACCTTTTCTTTTACCTCCTTGATTAATCCATCTGGCAACTTCATTATATGTTTTCATCATAGGTAGAAGACCATCAGATTCACCACCAGTTCCTTTTATGTACGAACCTTTAGCTCTAACATCGTGAACGTGAAGACCAATACCTCCCGCCCATTTAGAAATTTTCGCAACATCTTTAATCGTGTCAAATAAACCATCGATATCGTCACCCTTATTACCAATTAAGAAACAAGATGACATCTGTGGTCTACGAGTTCCCGCATTGAATAGTGTTGGGGTTGCGTGTGTATAGAAATGTTGTGATAAATCATCGTAGATTCTTAATGCCATGTCTAAATCACCATTACAAATACCAACAGCAACTCTCATGTACATGTACTGAGGTCTTTCAACAATACGTTTACCAATCTTTAAAAGATATGAACGTTCTAATGTTTTAAAACCAAAATAATCAAAATCCAAATCACGTTCTTGTCTAATCGCCCCATCAAGAACCTCTCTGTTTTGATGGACAAACTTAGCAACATCATCATCAATTAAAGATGATTCTTTACCTGTTTTTGGTTCTGTAAAAGAATGTAATTCTTTAATACATTGTGAAAACTTTTTTGGTGTTGTTTTGTGTAAATTGGATACTGCTAATCTACCGGCTAATTTCGCATAATCAGAATGGGTGGTAACCATTGATGCGGCGGTTTCAGCCGCTAATACATCTAACTCAGTTGTTGAGATACCGTCATATATTCCTTGAGTTACTTTTAATGTAACTAATGTTGGGTCAACGTACTCTAAATTTAAATCATCACAAAAAAATTGTATTCTTCTTGTGATTTTGTCGTATCTCATTTCTTCCAATGAGCCATCTCTCTTTTTTACTTTCATGGTTTAATCAAAATTCTATATCATCAAATGATGTGTCCATATCTTCAATAGACACGTTATTATTTACCCCCGCTTTTTGATATTCAGCAACTCTCTTTTCGAAAAAATTTGTTTTACCTTGGAGAGCAATATTCTGCATAAAATCAAATGGATTCTCTGAATTATAAACTTTCCCACAACCCAATGAAACTAATAACCTATCGGCAACAAATTCAAGGTACTGCGACATTAATTCAGAATTCATACCAATTAATTTTACAGGTAACGCCTCTAAAATAAATTCCTTTTCGATTTCTAATGCACCACAAATAATTTCTTTTATTTTTTTGTCACTTATTTTATTTTCAATGTGATTATTAAATAAGTGACAGGCAAAATCACAGTGCATTCCTTCGTCTCTTGAAATGAGCTCATTTGAGAAGGTTAATCCTGGCATTAAACCACGTTTTTTGAGCCAGAAAATGGAACAAAATGAGCCAGAAAAGAAAATACCCTCAACAGCAGCAAACGCGATTAATCTTTCAACAAATGATTTCGAACCAATCCATTTAATAGCCCATTCCGCCTTCTTTTTAATCGCCGGTATGGTTTCAATGGCATTAAATAACTTATCTTGTTCTTGTCTTTCTTTAATGTAGGTATCAATCAACAATGAATATGTTTCACTGTGTATATTTTCCATCATCATTTGAAAACCATAAAACATTTTTGCCTCGGTGTATTGAACTTCATTAACAAAATTCATTGCTAAGTTTTCATTTACAATACCATCTGATGCAGCAAAAAACGCTAAAACGTGTTTAACAAAATGTTGTTCATCCTCGTTTAGTTTGTTTTCCCAATCATAAATGTCTTGAGCCAAATCAATTTCTTCAGCGGTCCAAAAACACGCTTCTTGTTGTTTGTAAAGTTTCCAAATGTCGTGGTGTTCGATTGGAAAAAGGACAAAACGTCCCGGATTTTCTTTCAAAATCTTTTCTGTCATGGTGTTAATAATTATTAATTTCTGTTTAATACTTCCTGTCTTTTCATAAACGCATCCTTGATTCTGTCGGAATTGTTCTTTTGTTTCTCCTCCTTATGTCCAAGGAGAGTAGTTTGAGACTCGGTATCAATAACCAAGAGTCTGTTATCAAACTTACAGTTTTGCCATATAATACCGTCTCGACCTATTCTTGATTTAAGTAAAGTCATTGTGGCTAAATTGTGTTCTTTTTGTTCTATTGTTTTACCTATTGATAGGATTACGTGAGCAATTTGTGCCTTTTTAATTGAACCACCCATTTGGTCACTATTAACAACTTCAGATGATATCGATTCTCTGTTACCCTGTGTTGCTGTCCATATAACAATTCCAAATTCACTTGTCATCGCTTCTAAACTTCTCATAACAGAACCCTCACCTTTCCATTCTTCACCAAACTGTGATTTATCAGGGCTGATACAATCAACGTAATCAATTACAAGTAAATCAATCTTTTTACCTTCTGAAATTCTTTTTCTTAATCTTGATTTTATCTCTGATATTGTTACCGAATCACTAGGTAATTTTAAAATATCTAAACTACCCTTACTCTGAGATTGTATTTGAGTGACTTTGTCTTTAACAAAATCTTTATTTTCGGGTTGTTCATCTGGTGCAATACCTGACCAAATTGTATAGTGTTTCTTCTTGATGTTATCAGGATTATCTTCAAAGAATATTTGAAGGACATTGTATCCATGAAGATAAGCAGTGTTTGCAAACAATGAAAGAATCGTTGTTTTACCAGTACCGGTTGGAGCTAATACGACACCTAGTTCTCCCATTCCTAAACCGCCTTTCAATGCCGAATCAAGACCTTCGATTCCTGTTGGAATTGGTTGTCTGTTATCCTTTTCCAACGCTTCGTCGATGTTATGAAAAACATCCATACACTCTTCAGGTGGTAATCCCACTTGTAGTGCCTTTTGAATTATACCCTCGATTTTATGATATTCCTGAAACTTACCGTTGTCGATAATGGTGGTAACAATCTTCAACTCTTTTTTTAAATTTTGTTGTTTACAAAAATTAAGAGCTTCTTCTCTCACCATTGGGTTATCATCGGTGTTTTCTTTGATATCGTGTATTGTGTCTAAATGAATTCTAGCGGATTCCTGAGAACCTAATTCAAGAATGATTGTTTGACACAGAGTCTGATAATCGGGAATATTACCATATTTTTGGTGATATTCTTTGATGTGAGCGGTAATGAATCTAAAAGAACTATTATCAAAATATTTGCTCTCGATTACATCAATAATTTGCTCACCGTATTTCTTATCTTCAATAATTGATTTAATTAACGTTTGTTGAAATGACGCTCCGAGAAATCCAAAATTTTTTTCTGACATAGTTTTTTTTAGTTTTTATAATTGATAATTTAAATAAGTCGTTTCCAAATTCGTAGATGATAAAATGTCAGTAAGGTCTGACAAGTATCTCTTCAAATAAGGGCGAATATCTACCGTATATCTTACCTTTGGGTGGAAGATTTTAGCGGGAAACATCCTTTGAATAAATACATCGTCACCCATCTTAATTTCAAGTAAAAAATACTCTTTATCGTTTTGTTCTTCGGTTTCTGCAGCGTCTAAACCGTAAAAATAATCACGATTTTCGTGTAGATAATCCAATGTTTTTGTTTTCAAATCACTACAAATATCGTCACAAATATTTTTTACATAGTAGTGTAAATCCATTGAACGTCGCGACTTTGGGTTATGTTCCCTTACGTTAAAGAAACGTTGGCAGATAATGTTACCTTCTAAAGTCAAAAGGAACTCAAACTTTGTTACTTCTTGATTACTCATTGTTTCTAATTTTAATTAATTTTTTATTTTTTTCTTTTCTTGTTAATCTTAAAAATGGGTTGAGGAAATTTATCCACGCGTCATCTGATTTTGGTAGAAGTAAAAATATACCATCTTCCATCATCATCTTCATCGTGTTTTTATATGAACGACCTTCAGGGTCAATCAAATCATTTATTAATGAATTAATAGATTCTTTAGCATCGTCAGTTAGAAATGGATTGTCCAAACTAACAATACGACTATTAACATCAAAAAACTCTTCACCAAGTATTCCATATTTTGTCACACCAGTTAAAAGATTTTTTACCAATCGGTTATCATTGTCTTCTTCAAAAAGATTATTAAACCTTTCAAGTATAAAATCAATCGTTATTTGTTGTGTTTTAATCTCGGGTACCATTGATATGAGTCGTCTAACTCCTAAGTTTTTAATGCCCGCAATGTTATCTGATGGGTCACCACAAATCATCTTTACCAATTTTATATTCTCAATAAGAATTTGTTCATGGTCGTAAACAAACATGTCATTTGGTTGATAAATCTTACTGTGGGAAGGATTGTATAATTTGGTGTTTTCTGAAACTAACTGAGTTAGGTCACCATCCGAAGAAAAAATTATTTTGTTTTCTTTATGTGAATTTTGAACGTAGTATGCAATGGAGTCATCGGATTCACAAAATTCATACTCACCCTGTCTAACAAACAATTCTTCTAAGTACTGTTTAATTCGGTTCCTTTGTTTGCCATAAGAGTGTAATTCCTCTTCTGACCTAATTCTAGATTTTCTATTTTCTTTATATTGGTGGTAAAACTTTTTTCTTGTAATAGAACCGTCTTGACCATCCCAAAAAACAACAATCTTATCCAAATGATGAATTTCAATTGTTCTCCTTAGGGTATTGATAAAATGGTAAATTCCACCAATATGTTCTCCCTTATAAAAGTGATTTTTTAAGCCAAAAAAACCAATTGTAAGTAAATTGTCACCATCAACTAATAATACATTAGACATTAATCATCACTCTTATAGGGTTAAACAAATATTAATCTTCTTCTTCGTAATCGTATGTTGTTGATTCTGATAAATCAAATTCGCTAACACCTAACTTATCTCTCCAAAAACTTGAGTAATCTTTTTTGTAAGTTTCCAACGATTCTTTGGTGTCGGCAATGTAACCATTGTGAACAACTATAACCTTACCATCTTTGTATCCCAATCCATTTACGTGATTTTTTAGGATTGATATTTTAGTTCTGACCGCATATGCGATTTTTCTCCCATCTTTGACGGCGTCTATGTGGTTAATACCTGATTTCTTTTGATTACCAAACAAGAATACTAACGCGGATGCCAACCAAAGAGCTTCACCACCCTTAGCTTTAATTTCGGGTTGACCAAAAGGATTGTCGGGTAATTCCACCCATGGTTGATTTACAACAACCATAGTTATATAATATGGGTTTTCTTTTGTTGGATAATCCTCTTTTTTAGATTTGGTTATTCTTGCGTGGATACCCATACCGATTTTATCAGACAGGACACTTGCGTTGTGTTGTTTACCACCTTTACCATCAAATGTCATTTTACAAGGAATAGAACCAATTGAATCCCAACAAAATAAAATGTTTCTCGGAATATCACCTTTTTCGTGTGCGTCGATAATTTCATTTATGAAATCAGTCGCTTGTTCTATGTATTCAAAAGAATCATTGAAAATAAAATCTCCAACCCATTCCCCATTTGCATCTTTTTCGGCTTGGAAACCTAACTCCAAAGCATGTTCCCATTTCCATTTTCTTTCGGTAATAATTAAAACAGGTAAATGTCCTTTTCTTTGAGCATCAACTGCCGCTAAAATCATTGCGGTTGTTTTTGAGGAGTTTGTGTGTCCCAAAAACATATTAATATTTCCCATGACAGGACCCGGTAAACCACACGCGTTGTTAAACGCTTCTCCACAGTAATAAAAATTTTCGTCCTTGTATTTTGTCTTGGTTGAAAATTTAGATATATAATCGAATTCTTTTTTCTTGATTGCCATTGTATTTTAATAATTTTTTTAAAAAAAGAGCATGGACATTATGTTAATACACATGCCCATGCTCGTATTGATTAGAATGGTAAATCGTCGTCTCCTTCGGCTTCTTCTTGTGGGTCAAACTCAGGAACTGATGATGTCTTAACAGGTGTACTTGGTTTAGACATTTCAAACTCTTCTGTTGAATTTGAAACGTATTTACCTGTTGTTGTGTCCCATCTTGGAACTTCACCTTTAGCAACCATTTCCAGATATTCTTCTGGTTTTCTAGAATATACATCAGACCATACCAATTCATCTACTAACCAAGAGTTAGCGATGTCGTTGTCGGTGTGTAGTTGAGATTGGTCTTCGGGGATAATAGAAGTAATTGTTGTATACTCTCTACCGTTACCTGCTTTACTTAGATTAAGGTTAATAATCAAATCTCTACCTTTTGAAGGGTCGGTAATGTCACCTTTGTTTTTAAATAAAGGATAAATTTTATCTAAAACACCTTCACTTTTTGTATTGTGTTTAAATCTCCAAAATTTTACACCATCTTGTTCATTTTCTCTGTCGATAACTTTTACAATGTAAAATTTACGTGAGCGGTACTGACGAGCCAAAACTTTATCTTGTTCGTCACCTGTCATCATAAGACCTTCGTAAACCTCATTTAAAGGAGAACGTTTTCCGTCTTGCTTAGGGTCATGTAATTTAACCCAATTACCATCTACCTGAACCTCGTGAAAGTAAACTTCCACAAATGGACTTCCACCATCTTTGGATGGTAGGATTCGAATTCTTTTTTCACCACTTCGAGCACCTTTGGGTAGAACGGTGGTGAAATACTTCTTCATTCTCTCTTCTTGAGAGACTTTGTTACTGCTGCCGCTTGCGGCTTGTTTGTTTTTTTCGTACTGTGCCAGTACTGATTCAATTGTTGACATATTATTTGTTTTTAAATGTTAGAAATGTATTTCTATGTAAATTATAGACAAAAAAAGTCAGATTACAAAATCTGACTCTCTTTTTTTTGAAAAATTTTATTTGTGGGTTACTCTAAAGTTAAAAGATACTTTAATTTTTGGAATAAACCTAACATTTCGTCACGAATATTCAATAAATTTGTATCTACGGGGTCCAATTCCTTGGTAAATTCTACAAGTGCTTGACAAATTGTTTCCACCATTTCTGTTGGTTTAACATCACTCATGTTAAATAATTCTATGGTTTTGGTTTCTTCGTCTAAAGTGAATCTACCATATTTACCCATAGCCTCTTCAATAAATCCATCCATTAAATCTTCTAGCGTGTCTCTTGTTTGGGCAAATGCGTTATGTCTAGCATAACCTTTTGTTTGCCAATGGAATATTTTTAATTGGGCATGAATACCTAATAATAGGTTGACTTTAGAATGTAAATTCATCTTGTTCTTCTTCTGGGTTAAAACTATTTCTTATTGTTTCGTTAGAGTAATCGTCGATGTCTTGTTTTGATAACACGTATTCATTTTTACCACTTTGTTGCATCTCTCCTTGTTTTTGAGCGAAGAACTGTTGTGGATTCAAATTAAAAGGATAAGAATCTAATGAACGTAACTCTAATTTTTCTTGTGGTGTTTTTTCTTTCATTCCCTCTACCTTGTTTCCAAGTTCATCAATTTTATTTAAAACATTATCCATTTGAGATAATTTTTGTTCTAAATCGTTCAACTTAGAAAACACTGTGTCCATTTTACTAACAACATCGGTATTCTCAGATTTGTTATCATCTAAATCTTTTTTAATTGATTTAGTCATATTGACCAAATCTGTAATATCGATTTCTTCGGTGTCATCAACTGGTGGTGCTCCCGCAGGTGGTGCACCTGCATCCATCGGTGGTGCTCCCGCAGGTGGTAAACCAGCATCAGGTGGAGGAACATCACCCGGAGGTGGTACTGCTAACGCCGGGTCTGTTGGTGGTACATCACCTTGTTCCATCAGATTTTTAGCGTAATTATTAATCGCTCTGTATCTTGCGACTTCTTCTAATAATGATTTTTCTAATTTTTTCATGGTTTACTTAGTCTTGTAAAAGTTGTCTACCGTCTTCGGTTATGAATTTTTTATTTATTCTTTCTACTATACCATCCTTAGACCTGATTACATAACATTCACCAGTTTGAAGGTCACACTCTTCTCTTTCCATTCCATCATTTGAAACGGATTTAACGTGTTTTGGATTTTCCATATAGTTGTCCAATGTTTTATTTAATTTTTCGTTGTTCATGGTACTTTCTTTAATAAATATCTAAAAAACTTAAAAACTTATATTTTAATCCATTTTAAAATAAACTACATCCCCATCATATAAACCTAACTCAGACATTAACTTTGGTGACATACCCATACCAATCGTTTTTGAAGATGGTCCTCGACTTATTGGTCCTTCAACCACTATCTGTCCAACATTTTTATCTAATTGATAACTTGGGTTTAAAGTAAAGGTTTTACTGTTTTTAGGATTCTTAAAGGTTGTTTTAGCTGTTTTAATTATATCAATAGTAATACTTTTTGATATTTGAAAATCTACATTATAAAACTTATAATCTGTTGATTTAACGTCTGACCAAGTTATACCATTGGCGATATTAAATCCTTGAGAATCGTCAATTGTGTATTTTTCACCACCCATTTTATAAACAACAGTTCTTAACCATTCTTCATTACCGGATTTAATCTTTTGAATTAATCTTGTTTCATTGTAACCATTATATGGTACACCAAATCTATTAATACCCACATCTTGAACTATAGTCTCGTCGGTTAATTTTTTATCTTGTCTATCTGTAATATAAGGAATACCTTGATATATTACGGTTTCTTGTGTATCTGTTTGATTCGCCGCTCTTTGTTTGATTTTTGCAATTGCTTTTGATTGTATCTTATCAAATAAAATTCTATAACTCGCAACAAATGAATCTTTTGGGTCGGGTAATGATGTATACGGTATTCTTGTTCCATTAAACGATGTTGAAATATTGTTTCCTTTTATATTATGTGTAACGTCTGTAATCCAATATGAACCTCTAAACATAGGTATGTTTTTTAAATAAAAGAACATTGTTGGTTGTATCATAACATTACCCATGGCACTAACTCCACATTTATAAGATGCTTGTTTATAATAATCAAACAGACTTGTGTCGACATTATAAACACCCGCACCAGATGCAGACCTTGATAAATTTTCTAAAACTTGGAAAGACTCTGAAGTATTTTTTAGAGTGCTTTGGTCTAGGTTTGTTATACTTTTGAATATTCCTTGGTTTTGGTCACCAAAGCTAACCTCAAAAGCAACAACCCTATTGGACTTTGATAAATCGTTTTGTGAAAAACTTTCTAATGATGTTATTAATAATGGATTAGGGTTTTGTCCCCCAATATAAAAACTGTCATCAACAAATTTATAAGGTTTGCTATTTGACATATCAATCCTTTTTGATGATTGACCAACTAATTGAATTATCACTTTTGGAGTGGCCTCTTGATAATCAACTTCTAAAAAGGTTCCAAATAAAGTAGACGCAACTTTTTTAGATGGTGTAATCTTGTTTCTGTTGGTTAAATTATTTCCATAGAAATTAATGTAAGCTGGTAGAGCCCTCATATCTAGTCCAGTACCTTGAATTAACATAGATATTGCGGTATAAAGTGGTACCTTAGAGTTGTTGGGGTCAAGTAGTGGTGTGAACTTATCTATGTTAAGATAAAATTTGTCTCCAATGTCTCTATTTGCCTTGTCTAAGAATAAAAATTCTTCAAGTAATAATCTTTGACCAATTGAGTTACCCGATGTCCATTTGTCGTTAAACGATTTAAATGTATTGTACAGTTCTAATTTTGTTTGCGTTGAGTTATATCCTCTAAACATATCAATACTTGACGCTGGGTTAGATGCCGAACCACTCTTAAGTTTTGCAAACTGTGGAAGAAGTATATTTAAAAATGTTGTTAATCTTAAATCTGAATTTAACACTATACTTTGTACATAAGATGCGAACGCCGCTTTTGTATTTGTACCTCCCGCCTTTCTATAACCGGCATATATTTGTACTAATGGTCTATGTATTTTTATGTTGTCTTCAGTTAGTTTTATATCCATTCCACTAAAGAAGTTCACATAGTAATTGTCAATATCCTCACCAATATATAATTTTATAAAATTTAAATTTGCCGGAGTTAAATCAGATGCACTAAAAGGTGCTGGAGAATATGTCGATAGATTATTGTATTTTGAAAAACCATAAAAAGAAAACGCATCTATTTCTTTTGGATTCGCTAAAGTAAACTTAATTAAATTATTATTACTTAAAATGTCTAAAGTAACATTTTCCGCATTTCTTTTCTGTCTAAGTTTTAATACACCAATTAAACTATCAATATTATTACTATCATCATCTTTCTTTTCAACAACAGAAAGTTTTTTTAATAAGTCTTGAAATTTTGGATAACTTACATTCCTAAAAATATTGTACGGAATCTCCTCATTTATTTTTTCACTAGCAAAATCTAAAAAGAAACTTTCAAAATATTCCAATATTTGTGGACTAAAGGTACCAATTAAATCTATCGCCTTTTTATAGTTTGATGATATTGAGTATGTGTTACCTGTTGTTCTAAAATAATTATAAGGACTTGGAAAGGTTTGCCCACTAAAACTTGTAGAAAGTGTGTCATCTAAATACCAAAGTGTTTTGAATGTTAGTTCTTCTGCTAAAGTAAAAGTGTTGTCATTGGCAATTTTACTACTTAGGTGTCCACCCGTTGATGGCATCAATGTATAATTTTTGTCAGAACTTATGTACTTTGAGTTATCCATTATGACATCCCAATAATTCATCTCACTTTTTGTTCTAACTCTATGAAGAATTTTACCTGTTTGACTTGTTGGGAAATATGATATATTTCCTAAACTAGTATCGTAAGTTGTGTAATCATTTACTATTTGACTATATATTGCTTGATAGAATGGTTTAATACCGACATGTGTATATCCCGTATATGTAACACCGGTAGTTGTACCTGACGTTGTAGATATTCTTGGTATCACATCAAATGTTACATATTCATCATACACCGCGAATATAGTTGCACCTGTTAATCCTGTTAATGGTGATTGAGAAATTGTGAATCCTGTGGTACTTGTGACATTTGTTATATAGGTGTTTGGTGCTGTTTGTCCTGTTCCCGCAATAACAGTTACTGTCATTCCAGATTGTAAACCTGTTGTACTCGGTACTGTAATTGTTGTACCTGAACTCGAAGCGTTGGTTGAGGTGTATGTTATCAACGCACCATTATTATCAAATAATGTTTTTCCCGTTAATGGTTTAGTTATATAACTTGAGTTAATACATCCATCTAAAATGTCATAACCATCAATCAAATGTGTTTTATACCTATGATATATTGAACCCCATTTTAATAACAAATGATATGGAATAAAATGAGTTGAAGATATCTCTCTAAATAAAGATGACGTTAATATAGATTTACCATCAAATGTTATTTGGTCATCTAAATCAATAAGTGGTAAAGAGTTTAATAACAAATAAGCAGAACCTTTAAATTTACCATGTATTTTTGATTGGTTAAAATCTGAAAATAATTGGTTATGGAAATAAGGTGTGTTTAATATTGATGTTGTGTTTCCAGATACATTAATTGTATTAGAAAAGAAGTCATTTGTGTTCGAATTTGCTTTTACCCAAGATTTTGGGTTTATTGGTGAACAAACAAAACCTTGTGAACTATTAACTTTTAATATCCCTTCAAATTTAAAATTGTCTTTACTAAAAGTTTGTTTACCTAAATAATTTAGGTATGTTGTTGAGTTGAAAGGGTATATGTTAGTCCTATATGATTCGATTTTATAATTTAATAAATTTTCATTTAATTTTTTTTCATCTAAATCCCCTTTTGGATTTGTTTCTGTTTCATCGTATTTTTTAAATTTAAAAGGTTCTTCAATAATGTTAGAGATATAATCTGTTGTTGCTAAATTATCTCTGAAATAATTAAATCTTTCATATGGTGATAAACCCGGTAAGTAACCACTATATGAAATCGCCTTTTTGGGCGTACCGTCTTCATTTTTTTGAATTACACCATTTTCTTTCAATTCTGTTATTGATTGTGTTGCAATTAGACTTTCTCTGGTTGTTATCTTTTTTGCTAATTCAATCAAGTCTATATCTTGTGTAATTGACTCTCTAATATTTTTAAACTCTTCATTCGCCAACTGTATAATCATGTCATTATCAAAAGAATCAAATAATGTCATGTATTTTGCTCTTTCAAATAATTCATACACAAACCCCGCATAACTTTTATCTACAAATGGTATCGTTTCGTTTATTACATCAATACCCGATATGTCTTCTATTTTTTGGTTTTCGGTATTTGAATCAAAAACATAGTTAACATCATTCCTTGTTGGTTCGTCTTTAACGTTTGTTTCAATTCTATTTGTTGTTATTTTAATATATTCTTCAATAAAATCAACTTCAGGCCACAATTTTTTATTATATGATTTTAACTTGTGAACAAGTTCTTCATCACCTGGGTATGCAATAACATTTTGTTTCCCACCTGTTTGTGGTTTTTTAACTTCGGGCCAAGGATAAATGTTTTCTCCCTTTGATTCTTTTGATAAATTAGTAAGTTGTTTTTTTCTGTTATTTGAGGATTCAAACGCCTTGTTGTGAACATCTTTCATTAATCTAATGTAAACTTCCGCGTTCGCTAATAAAACTGCAAACATATTTCTAAGAGTTGGCTCAAAACCAAAACCATATTCTTTACTCTTGATGACTTCATTCATTTTTGTTTCAACGTCATCTTCAACTTTTTTCCTTTGTTCTTCAAATGATTTTCTGATTTGAAATATATCATCAAATATTCCATCAATATAAACAACTATTTTCTTATCGTTTAATGTCTTATAATATGATTGAACGCTTCTTACATTTCTTATTGATATTCTTTTAAAGTCTCCAGTTGTTTCATTAAGTAAATTTTGCGTAAGAAGTTTTGATTTATTCATTGCACTATTAAAACCTATTAGAAAAAGTTCAAGAGCACCGGGTCCTGTTCCTAATATATGTTTTGTTTCGGTTTTGTCTTTAGCGCTTAAATAAAACCACAAATCACTTAATGTTTCATTTGTTGTGGATGTTTTTGTAAATGTTGTGTATTCTTGTGATAGGTATTGTTTTCCCCACGCTTTAATTGCGTTTTCAAAATCATTAATAATGGTCTCCATTTCTTTAATTCCTTGGAAAACCTCCATACTTACTTTACTAAAAATTTGTTGTTCTAAAATTTTATCTAATGTTTCGGCAATATATCCAACTTCTTTAAGTGTTCTAACTGGAAAACCTTTAGGAATCAATCCTTTTTGTTCATATTGTCTATAGATAGATTTAAGTATTGTATATCCTCTTGAAGAATGTGAAACCTTTTTTTCGTATAATCCCGTCTTTTCGTTGAATTTAGTATCTTTAGTTTCTTCAACTAAAAACATGTACGGACAATTTATAATTGCAGAAAGTGGAATATCATTTAACCAAGCAAAAGTTGAACCAACAAATTTAGTTGCAATTTCAAAGTTACCATTAGATTCGTTAAATCTTGATTTAAAATCGGTCATATGTAACCTATATCTTATTGCCTTACCGTAATATCCCTTGACGGTTAAATAAAAAATTGGCCATGGTAAATGAAAAAATGCTCTATATGGTGAATTTTCTGAAGATTCAAAAAGTGTTTTACCTCTAACGTCTACAAAATTTATTGTAACTTGGGGTACAAAATTAGCACCTTTAACGTCAATTGTTATTGAATCAATACCGAATGATTGTCCTGATGGGTCCTTAAATTGGTCTTCTCCAAAGGTTACATCATATCCATCTTTATAGGTCGATTCTTGTCCTTGTATAGGTTTTGGTAAGTAAGCATCTGTCCAAGTTGAATCAAAGTTACCATCACCACTTGCGTTTTTTAAGAAATTTATATTACCCTTGGCTATTTGTGTTAGTGTGTTACCTACATTATCATCGGCAATAAGGGTTGTTCTTGGAATTAAATCAGCTTCCAAGTTAACATACATCACTAAGTTTTCCTGTTTATGTCCTCTTGGCTGTATTTCTCCATTTGAATCAACAACACTATTTGGGTCAACATAAATAAGATTGTTTTGGTCAACTTTTACGAGTATGTTTTCACTATTTGGGTAATCCTTATTGTTCTCCATAATATAGGTTATACAATTCTACATTTCTTTTGTAATCTTGTAAAGACGTTGTTAGTGGAAATGGTATTCTAACAACAAAATTATCCGGTATTTCAAACTCAACACTACCCGCGGTTGGGTTTGCCTGTAATATTAACCATCCAAAAACAGGTGACCCATAATAATCTTGTGATATTTTATCTAGTCTATCCCTACCTTTTTTAAAAAACATATATCTATCAGTGCCCTTTATTGGTATTTCGATGCCAGGTACTATTCTAAATTTACCATCCTCAACAAAAAATTGATATCTGTCAAAATATTGTCTACTCATTATTGTGCTCTATAAAAGTTTAATTTATTATCAACATCATTTGAGGTTGAAAATATTTGATTCGATTCATTAATTATTGTTTGGTTAGATTCATCTGTAATTGATGAAACACCAAATTCAATTTCTTTACCACTTTTTCTATTTTTGAATTTTGTTAATTTAAAATTTTTCGCTTTTGGTACTTCAACAAATTTTTCAATTCGTCTTTTTAATTTATTTTTTAAACCATTTGAATACAATGTTGGGTCATTTAATTCCGCTATTATTGCATCAACTGTTTTACTATCCGACAATAATTGTTTCATTAGAAAATCAAAATCAGCAGACTGTATGGTTGGGTTTAAGAATGTAATGTTAGTTGATAAGTCTTCAACTAGTTTAGAGGTGTTTTTATCAATATAATCAATACATGTATCATATTCATTATATAACATATCGGAAGTAAATCCACTTATTGAAACAGATTTAACTTTACCGTCTGAAACTGTAGAATCTTTAGCGTTTTTAATTACAAAATTTAACTTGTCTAAATCAATAATCAATTTATTTCTTGATGTATCTAATTCTGAAAGTATTTTAGAATTTGTTAATTCATTTATTTTTTCTTCTATTATTTTTTCGGTAATATATTTTTTTATTTTAACGTTAGTGTCGGTCAATAATGAACCTGTCATTTCCTTATCGAAACCTAACATATTAACCAAATAAGTTGATGAAGAATTATTAACAAAACTAGCCAACGCAGTTTTTAAACCACTTGTGTAAACTTCTAATTCTTGTGTTTTCTTATGTAATCCGTGAAGTGTTAATGTCTTTCCTGGTGTTGGTGAGGTTGACGTATAAACATCATACTGATTTATCGGTCTATAATCACCTTTTAGTAACATTGTTGTTATGTCCTTACCATATTTTGTGTAAATGTTATTGTACGTACTTTCAAATTTTTCAAAATAATTTTTAGTGGATTCAAAAACGGACCCAATTAATTGAGTGTAATTCATTTTGGTTCCGTTTTTCAGTTCACCCATATATAAACCGTCTTTCACATTTTTGGTATTCTGTGATTGAGCATTTTTATTAATTGAATTATTATAAGTTCTATTTAAATCTTCTAAAAACACTTTTGTAAATTCTTCCGCCTTTTTACCTCCAATTGTATCGTTAGTAGCAATTGACCTTTCATCGTACATTTCAGTATTTGCAAAGAAGTTAGATGAAAGTGCGTTTTGTAATCTTTCTACCGGTTTTGACAACCCTTGACCACCAATAAAATTTATACTTAAAGTAACAGACGCAATCATTGGTTGTACCCCAATACCTTCAGGGTTTAAATCCCATAAGATTTGACCACCATCATCAAATGATATATTAACATCCCTTATGACAATTTTAGAGTGGTAAAAATCACCAATCCTTAAAATACAAACGGGTGGTGGACCGAAGGATGTGTTTCTTGCTCTGAGGTCAGATTCTTCTGCAATTCCTTTTATTGGAATTGTATCACCCGGTCTAATACATTGGTGTAAAAATGTTAATCTACTATTCAATCCCTCTGGAGTTGTTGAGTGGAAAGCGGGATGAAAATATTTTAATTTTTCCTTTAATGAATTAAATACAATTGGGTCGTCTTGTTCTAATTTTTTAAAATAAAAACATTCCGATAAAGTTTTTGCAATAATTCTTTTTAGAGGGTCGATGGCCGGTTTTCTTGTTGGTGGATTTATTACAACCTCCCCATTTTCTTCAATTTTAGTAATCGGTGGCGGCGGTGGTGGTGTCTCTGGTGTTGGTTTATCTGATTTCTTATTGTATTTTAAACCAAAAACTGTCTGTCTACAATAAAAAGCAATTGGTGAATATACTTTTAATTTTGGGACCTCAACAAAATCTTTATCTAAACAATCTCTATCACCAACACCGGTTAACACTTCACCGTAGTTTTGTGATTCAACAACAAATTTAGCATCGTAATCAAATCCAAAATCATTTTTAAGACTATATTCTTTGACAATTACAATTGGTTGTCCCTGTTGTATTATCACTTTATCATTTTCACCTGTATTGTCGTTAACTAAATTTAAATTATCAACCCATTTTATTGCCGCCTTTTTATTAGTTATAGCGGATAATCTATCAAAGACATCTTGAATAACGGAGTGACTTCTTCTTAATGATAACCTTTCGTTATAGTCGGTGGTAGCCACTGAAGAACATGAGGATAAAATTGTCATTCTAATTCCACTAGCGGTTTTTCCTGTAATATCGCTAATTAAATTATTGATTGCCCCTTCATATTTATCAAAAGCCACCTGTGCCTCATCAAAATAGGTACCTATTTTTGTGGTTTGAAAATCAATATCAGATTGTGTTATTGTTTTGTTTTCGTCACCAAAAATCTGACCTTTTTCTTTTTTAACAACCGCATCAGTTTGCGATAAACCTGTTAATGTGTTTAACGCATCCCCTAAATTTGTTATATAATTTTGTTTTCTTAATTTATATGTATTGTATAATAAAGTATAATTGTCGGTTGTTGCGAGTTCTCTTGATGATTTAGGTATATCATTTTCATATTTTAATTTTGCAATAACCTCATCAACGGGTTTTGAATCTGCATCATTACCCTGAGGTGTTGTATTTGTTGGTGCAGACTCTACAGGATATTCTGTGGTAATTTTATATTGTTTAATTACCTCAGGGTCTTTTCCTTTGTTTAAAAAAGATTGAATTAATTTAATATCATTTGTATCTAATTGAGCATATCTTCTAATTAACTCGTAAAAATCTAATTCTTGACATCCGGCAAAAAACGCGTTTATATAATTTTCTGATTCTTCATCGGACATTCCTTTAAAGAATTCTCTAACTAAGAGGTTTAAAATACTTGGGTGGTCAACAACTACTTTAAATGAAAGTTGTCCACTTCTTTGGGTGTCTTGATACGTATAAATTGGTTCAGGTCTACCTAAAAAAGTGTTATCTTGCCATCTCGCTTGGTTGTTCTCACTAATTTTTAAATCATATGGTGGAAACCACATTACTCTACCACCATTAGGTCCTCTTTCACAGAAAGGTAAATCATTATATGTAAAACCTGGTGTATTTGATGTTCTCCACGCTAAGTTTTCAATTGAAAACATATATTTCTTAGCGTAAAACCCATCAGCGCCATAACCAGTAACAGGGTCAGGTCCACTTAAAATATTAGTAGAATTCTTTGCACCAAAAGAATTTCTGAAGCTGTTTTTTGCGTCATAATTACCGCTGGATGTTGGGGCGATGTTTATATTCCAAGGTCTACTTTCACCACCCATAATACTATCATCAAACTTTCTGATGTTAGCGGTTCTTTTCATAGTATCAGAATAGTTCATATACGACCTATCCTTTGTCCATACACGACAATATTCCGCACCTGTTTCTTGTTTGTATTGGTCAACAAATTTTATTGCCGAACCTCTTGACAACATTGATTCACCCTCTTTAAAAATTCTACTTGTTTGGTCAATAACGTTACCAACATGTGTCCTTGTTGCTTGACCATCTTTTGGCATTGAATCCAATATCTCTTGGGTTTTTCCTAGTATTGAATCTTCTCTAAATCCATATTTGGTTGATATAGAATTATTATAAGCATCACTTTCTCTTGATTGGAACTCAGGGTTGTGTAATCCGATTTTATTTTGTGAGTTTTTACTTATCCACGTTAACTTAGTACTAATTGGTCCACCTTGTGAAATGTTTCTTTGTCTTTCAAACAATGAAGCTTGTACAGGGTCGAACATCAAACTAAGGAAATAACTACTTTTTACCATGTTGTCATTAAAATCAGACATGGTGTATTTTACATCTTCACTTCTATCGTCTCCGATATACGCAACGCCTTTAGGTGCTTCAAGTCCTAAAACATTTTTAACACCTTGAGCAACATTGTTTACAAAGTTGAATAATTTTGATGATTGTTGTGACCTAGCGGTTGTTGTGTAGTTTGGTGCGTATGTTGAATATGTTAATTGGTCAAATAAAATTTGTTTTTGACCTTCTCCCATGTATTCAATCATTAGGTCCGAAGGTTTCCTACCTAATTTTGGTCTTCTTTGTATACCAACTAAACTACCTAAAACACCTGTTACATCTTGTAAAATCGCACCCGCTTCTGTTTTTGGTGCCGGTCTGTTTTCAATAGGGTTTTTAGGATTTGTTAAATAATCACCCGGTATTTCACTAAATGGAAATTCTACACCAGATACGGTTTGTAGAAAATCAATACCCTTACCTAATAAAGATTTTGCAACAGTAATTTTATAATTTTTTTCAATTAAAGGTTCTCTACCTGTAACAATGTTTATCGCAGTTGCGGTGTTACCTTGTAGAGCATCTAAGACCCTAATCCTACCTGAAGTGGCGGATTCCAAATTTTGTTGTAATCTAGCAAATACAGGACCTTGTTTATTTTCTCTAATATTTTGTACCGCGAATTTCATTAATCTTGAATCCTCATCAAAATTTTGACCCGCCATTATACTAACAAGACTCCCATCAATTTTAAGAAAAGAATCTACATATCCCGCCGATAAAATACCACCATTTAATAGAGCTAAATTTGGTAAAGATGTGTTTGTGTATTCCTCAATTGTGTTGTTGGGTGGTATATATAAATTAATAAAATTTTGACCGAAATAAACCGCCCAATTTGTTTTAACATCACCCGGGTCAATGTTTGCGTAGTTATTTAAATTTTGCACAACATAATTTCCCGCAGTGAACGTTTGTGGTCCATTGGGGGCGTTTAGGGTTTTTGATATTAAAAAATCTCTAAACGATTTTGTGGTATTAAAATCTAAATATGTTGGCATTTATCCTATAAATAGAATGATTTTATTTTATTGATATTTTGATGGTAATGTTGTTGACGTATATTCGAGTTCACTTGGTATAACTTGGTCTTTTATGTCTTGAGCGATTGATGGACTATTAATTATTGCTCGTGTTGTTGCATCAACAACAGCGTCGTTTGATTTAATACTAAGATTAATATTTTTTGTGGTTACTTGTTCTTGTTTTCCAATATTTTTAGTTGCCGCTAAATTTTCATCTGATATATTAACACCTTTACTTTTAAGTTCTTCAAAAGTACTTTTTACGGTTTCGTTTGTATTTTTGTTAACTTCTTTCCAAAATCCTTCGAGGTCTTTGTTTTCGGCAGTACCTGTTTGTGTCATTTTTTTTAACGGTTCACCTAATTTTTCTTTCAAGAAATTGTCAACATCTTGAAGTCCACCCCTAAATCCCTTTGCGGCTTCAACTTTAGCCAAGGTCAATAAAGAACTGACATCTTTTTCAATATTTTGTGTAACAGTGTATTGGTCTCTAGCGATGTCCTCAACACTCATATCTTCAAAGGCCTTTTGGTTATCTAATAATCCTTTTGCAATTGTTGGACTTAGTTCATCTAACGCTACTTTTGTGTCTTCAAGACCCATTTTTTTAGCAATAGATTCTGGAACATCGATTACCATTCTACCACCTTCCATTTTGGAGATATTGGTAAGGAATTCTTTTTCTTTTTCGTCAATTTGTAAACCTGAGGATAATAACGCGGTTGCTGCAGAAGACCTTTCCGCAGCTTTAATTGCGGTTTTAGACATTTCTTCCATAGTCATATTCAATTCACCACCCAACGCTTTAGCCTTTCTAAGGTTTGCACCTGTGATTTCAAATCTACCTAATTCGGTATTATATGTTGCTAAAGAACCCGCAACACCAATCATTGCATCTTGTAATCCACCAGCATCATTTGTTGCCATGTACATGAGTTTAAGTGGGTCATTGAAGTCTCCTATTGCTCCACCTATCGCTTGTAATTCCGCGGACAACGCAATTGCTTTATCGGGGTCAAAAAGACTTTCCGCTAAACCTTTAACTTTTTCAATATTCAAGTTAAATTCAATGGATTTTTGAACCATTCTTGTTAGTCCCTCGACACCATTTTTAAATCCAATGGTGTTCAATTTATCCATATTAGAACTAACTTCAGCAACTACTTTTCTAGCGTTTAAACCTAAAGTTAATGAACTTTTACCCGCTCTATCAATTTCTTTAATTGCATCTTTTGCTCCAATACCAACTTTATCAAATGCATCAATCGCTTGAGATAATTTACTTAAATCACCATAAAAAGCTCTCGCAGTTTTTTGGGATTCAATCAACACATCTTTACCAAATGTGGTCATTTTACCGGTATTCTCAACCATTTCAACCGCATAATCTCTAACACTTTCAAAACCAAAAGCCATTGAGGTTGCCGCTGGTAAAGTATCTAATATATTATCTCTTAAACCTCTTGATAAGTCCCCTGTAAGACCAAGTTTTGCATTTACTTCGTTTCTTAAATTAACTTCTTGTGCTAAAATTTGATTTACACCTTCTCCAATTTTCACAAGTGAATTTCCTAAAAGGTTTGTAACCACTTTTCCAAGGTTTCCTTTAGCGTCATTAATCGCTGTAAACATACCAGCAGCAACATCACTTATTTGAAATATAGTGTCTTCTGTTTTTTCTAATGTTGAAAAATCATACATTTTCCCACTCTGTGAGATGTTTTGACTACTTAAAGCACTGGTAATAAATCCTTGTGTTGCAGCACTAGGTGCACCTGTCAAACCACTACCTGTATTTGTAGTACTTGATGATTGTACTGGAAATTTTCTATTGAGTTTGTTTAAAAAATCAGAACCTTCACTTGTTGTTGCTGAAGGATACGCAGAATTAAAATTCGCAATAGCTTCTTCACGATTTCTAGAGGTATTTATAATTTGGTCGATAGTTATTGATGCCATACTTATAAATATTATTTAGGAGTGTTTTCCATTTCAAGAATATACCCCACATAATACCTACGTATAAAAACTGGCATTGTTAATATATCACCATAAGTAAAACCCTTTTTAATTAAAAATAAAATTTCATCTAACTGACCTTTCTTATAATCCATAGAAAGGGCGAAAAAACTCCACCCCGAAGCCGATTTCAACATCGACATCTTCTCCTGACGGGGTTTTTACTGTTTTTAATAAATCTAATCCTGGTTTATTTTCCTTTACAAATTTTTTGAAATCTTGGGAATCTTTAATTGGTAACCTTTCAACAAAGTTGTGGATATTCATCATATCTCTGTTTCCAGCAACAGACTTAATCATCATCTCCAATTGTTTAGTAACAACAGGTGCAACCCCTTGTCCATTCCAACTTTTTTTCAATTCCTCTAAATCTTTTTCTTGTTTTGGTGTTAAAAATTTAAAAGTTATACTAGATTTTGATTTCTCCATAAAGTAAGGATATTCTCCATTGGAATCTGATTCTAAATTAAAATCTTTAAATTTTAATTCACTCATATCAATAGTTACAGTAAAATCAATATTTGTTTTTGGGTCTTTTAAATGTAAATTATATTCGGAACCAAATGCGGTATTTCTTAGAAATATTAAAATAGCTTGTCTATCTTCTTCAACAATATCTTCAATTTGGATATCTCTATCTAAAATTTTTCTTCTTAACAATTCGTCAATTACACCGTTTGTTGCAATTAAATTTTGTGCCGATAATATATTTTCATCCGCAGCCGTTAGATATGCAACTTTAAGTGACTTCTTTTTATTTTGATAATGTATACCTCTCGAAGGTAATTCAACAACATCATACGAGATTGTTGGGTCAACTCTAAATTCTTCCATATTTTTTTATTTTATAACTACTATAATTTACAAAAAGTCATATAAAAAGTAAAGGTCTCCTTTTGAGAGACCTTTTTATTGACAGATTTTTTATTATTTGATTAGTAAACTAAAATACATCTATCCATTCTTAACGAACAAGTAATTGATGCTATATCATCTCTTGAGTAATCAAGTTCGTTAAAGTTTAAGTCGGTAATAAAAGTACCTTGAAGAATCCATTTTTCAACCACAACCCCCGTTGGGTCTAACATTTCTAATTCAATGTCTTTTTTATATCCAGCTGCGTAACCCATACGACCTGTAACAGATTCCGCGTGTAAACGGAACCACTCCATCAAAGCCTGTGCTGCAGATGGACCAATCGGGTCTTTGAATGTTACTCTTATTTCGTTCCATTCAAATCTACCAGCAACATATGTTGATGTATTGATAAAGGGAATCGCAACTGAATTAATTTTTGCACTTGGTCTAGCACTTGAGGTTACATACCATTCATTAATACCCAAAGATGAAGGGAATCTAAGTATGAATCGGTTAACTCTTTTCGGTTCGTATGGAACCGGCATTTTCATTAATAAATCTGCCATGTCAATATTTGTTTTTTAGTTTTTTTATTTTTAATCTTTCCTATAAATATGTTGTATATGAAAAAACAAAAAATTATTCTCAATCACTTGATTATATCAAATTTTTTTCGTATTTTTTCCATACTAGTACTAGATGCTAGTAAATATAAAACTAGATTAGATAAACTAGAATTAAGATAACTAGAACTAGAATACTGGTGCATATACTGGGTAATTTATAATTTTATATTTTTTATACTTTTATTCATCATGTTCCACGTGGAACATAAAATAGGGAGGGTTTCCCCTCCCCCTTTTTATTAGATATTATCAAATGATGCTCCTGTTGGTGTGATTATGAACTCAACATCGATGAATTCAAGAGCTCTTGTTGGTTTAATATAGATTTTACCTCTTAAAGTATTTGCGTCAATGTCCTCAGGGTCGTTTGAAACCGTTACACGGAATTCATACAAACCTCTTTCTCTCTTGATTGCGTCTAATATTGGGTTTACCAATCTCAAGAACTCGTTACGAACTTGGTCGTCGTTTTGTTCAAATAGTAATCTTACCGCCACTGCTGAAATCAATTTTCTTGCTCTCAATAGTAATCTTCTTACGTTAATTCTATCCAAAGCCGATTCACGAACCTGTAGGGTTTTATTACCCCAAATGATTGTACCGGTGTCAGCAAATGTTGCAATTGGGTTAATTCTAGCCTTGTACAGGTCGTCTCTTTCATCAAGGGTTAATTTCTTATAAGCCTTAATTGAGTTAACCAAACCTCTTGAATAACCCGCTACAGCGAACCATGGGAAAGATACATTATCGGTTAACGCGATATTTCTTAAAACTTCACCGGTAGGTGGTAAGTACAATTGAGTTGAATTATCTGCGTCTCTAACTTGTATCCAAGGCCAGTATGTTGCCGAATAGTTACTATCGATTGCAACACCGTCCAATGCGTCTATTATTTCATCTGATGAACTGTAGTTTGGTGAAGATATTACATACAAAGAGTCTGCTCTATCTTCCTCAATCATATCAATTGCGTATGATGTAAGTGAACTGTGGTCATAGAAGTTTATACCAGGTGTTGCGAAAATGTTTACGTCAACAGCCTCAGGGTTTGCGAAGGTGTCGATACCTCTTGTGTATGCGTAGTAATCAGAATTACCTGATACAGTGCTAAAGACACCACCATTATTTGTGTTACCACTTGTATAGGTTGTTTTACCAAAGATATAACCATCACCATACGTTCTTACGTTTCTATAAATGTCCCAACCATCAAAACCACCACAAGCCGCGAATGTGAATTTACGGTAGTTAATGTTGGTTAACACGTTATCGGTACCTGTTTGTCCTTCTAAATCATAAGATGTTGTCAAGAAGGTTGTACCTGTTAATGTGGATGCGTTTGTTGATAAGTGGAAACCTTTAGTCGTTCCAGCCGCAGATGTTCCTTTAAACTTAAATAAATCTCTGTCGTATGTTACTTGATTAGACAACGATGATAATCCAAAGTAGGTTCTTCTAACTTTATCACCTGATGATAATATAGGAGTACCGTCCGCTTGATATCCTGTTGTGTTTCCAGCTGTATAATATTGTGTTTTATACATTACAGAACCAATCGTGTTGGAACCAAAAGATGTATTATTTGTGTAACCCTTAAAACCTGCGGGATATGCGTCGGTTGGGTGATTATCCGTCATAGACAACATGATGTATCTTGAACGTAATTCATACTCACCATCTGATGTACCAACTTTTTTGGCCACATATCCAGGTAGGTCAGGGTTCATTGAACATCTTGAGAATTTTTCAAGTACTACTAAATTATCGTCAGTATCGTTAAAATCACGTACAATTAAATCAAATTCAGCGGTATCAATATTAATGTTGATAATTGAAACTTTAACTTCGTAGTTCGCCGTTTCACCATCTGAAACTGTAATTACATCAAACAAATCAGAAACCTCACCACCTCTAACCTCAGATACAACTGTAGGTGTCATAGGTGTGTCCCAAGAAGTTAAGAAGTTATTGTTTTCGGTTTCATATACCTCAGTTAAACTTAAACCTCTAATGTAACCTTGTTCGTATGCTCTTAATAGATAGTTAGGATATGTTTCGTACACATAAATTGGAACCTCACTTTTCAATTTATCATATACATCAGTACCGAATACTTTAGTTACATATTTTGATGAAGAAGTATCCATACTACAAGTGTATGATTTAGCCCCACTTGTTGCACCTGTAACATTAACAGTAAATTCTGCTAAAGGATTTGTTGTTATTCCTGTACCTGTAATTTGGAAATTACTGTTAGTTGTGGTTTCTAAATTTAATGTTTGTCCAACATAAGAACCTCTTGACCTAAAAGCCAACACAACTTGTCCATCATATTGGGTGTTTAGTGTTCCGTTATATGTGTATTTAGTAACATCAAAAGTTGTTGTTCCACTATTGTATACAAACAAATAAGAATATACTTGTGTACCCGCTGTGTTACACAATACATTGTACCATTCTTTAGTATTATTATTACTTGCGTTATCCAAACCGGTTAATGGAGATACCTCTTCAATTGTTGATGTTAGAGATGTGGTACCAGAAGATGGTACATTACCTAACACAAACCATTGTCCATGATTTGATGAAGTGTTACCACTAAAATTAGAAACTATATAATCAGTAATATAGTTACCATCTACCGATATTTTATCTGACAATTCACTATAAATTGTACTTGCGGTAATTGTGGTAGTGGTTGCTGACATGGTTAAACCAGTTGTTGTTCCACTTAAAGTACCAAGTGTTACCCCACCTATTGTTTGTACACCAAATGTTTTAACAGGTTTGTATCCTGTTAAACCCAAAATTCTTGTAACAAATAATTGATTAGATTCTTCTAAATAAGATTTTGCGAAGTAAGGTAATTCATATCTTGGGTTGTTATTCCCATCTTTCAATGGACTAGTTCCACCAAAATATGACCTAAATTCGTCAAAACTTGTTATTAATACTGGTTCGAAAGCGGGACCTTTTAAGGTTTCACCCACCAAACCTAACGTGCTCACCCCAACACTTTGTGCTACGAATGTTAAGTCTTTTTCAGATGTGTACACACCCGGAGATACAAAAACTCTATTTGAATTTGCCATTTTTAAATTGTTTGGTTAATTAATTTTATTTCTTTATCAATAAATATCTTTGTTTTTGGGAAAGATTCCCTTGATTTTTTTTAAAATGATACTTATAGATACTAATTTATCCTTTAATATCTATATTTATCTTTATCATGAAAAATCCCTCGAAAAATATAAAGGTGAGTGAAAATCATCACCAAATGTTAAAAGAATATTGCGATAAAAACGGATTAAAAATTTACAAGGTTGTTCAGAAATGGATTGATGAACTTTGTAAAACAAATAAGGTTGTCGATACACCTAAAAGGAAAGACATTTACGGAGATTAATTAAACGTTGAACCTGTTGTGTGGGTGTATTCATACTTTGACCTACCCACAGTATCTATCGTTACACTTTTAAAAGATGTTATACCCGATAATTGAGAATAGTTTTCAGATAATGTATATTGGGTAGTTCCCGATAATTGATTGTTATCAATAAACAACGTTACCGATTGATTAATCGGGGAACCTGAAGTAATTAAAGAATCTGTAAAAGTTATCTTAACTGTTTTATCTACCTTATATTGAGAAGTTGCTGCATAATTTGCAATTATTGAACCATTTGAATACTCACCCTGAATTAATATATTGTTAGTTTTTTTCTTTATAGATGGTATACTTCTTAAATCAGGTTCAACCATCGTTATACTTCTATTTACTGCTGGTGAGACTTCGAACTCCTCATCATCGATTAGAAACCCTAACATTGTAAATCCATAATTTTGAATGTAAAATCTTCTACTATCCAAGGTGTCCATTGGGGTATTATCTTCAATTCTATCTAATACAATTGGGATATAATGACCTTTTACTCGAGTGTATGATTGACGAGATGAAAACTTTTGTAAAACCTTTTGATTGAACTTATTTATATCTCTAAATTTTGTACAAACAATTGTTACATCAAAACTAATATCAACCGCAATTGGTTGAGGGATTTTATAAATGTCGGCACCCATTTGATTACCGTCCCAAGTTGGAACTGAAGCGTAAAAGAAATCTCTTCTATCGGGAATTGTTCTTTGAATAGATGGATTAGTACCCAATTGAACTTCAGGTTTTCTTACAACAGCGATAAATGGTAATTTGATATTTCCATCTTCATCACTAAAAGACCAATTATTAGTGTATTCACCCCATCTTTGAATTGTAAGAATTTTTGGAATCATGGGTATTTGGTCACCGTCAGAAATTACTTTGAAATTTTCTTTTACAAACTCCAACATACCTAAATCAAGGTCATCATGTAATATAGAATCAGGAAGGAATGCGTCAGATTTTATGATTTCCTCTAATAACTCTTTTCTTCTACCCGTTATTGCAGGACCATCGGCGTTTTGATTTACACCATATACTTTAATATCTTTTTTTCTTTTCGGTAATCCCATAATTAAATTCCTCTAAATTCAGATTCTTGGGCTATTGCACAAGTAATGGTTCTATAATGAGGTCTGAAACCAAACATATTATGTTTATTATCGGAAGTAACCTTTCCATCGTTTACTACCGTATAGTATCTAATTCTTTCCTCCGATTCGGGGTAACCAATGAAATCACCATACCTAATATCAATACCCATTTCTTCTAAATGTTTTATGTAAACTGAAACGGTCATATTACCTGGTTCCAAATATCTATTTACACCTTTAGTGTATGAATTATTTTTAGGTTCTTCAATTTTAACCAACCCAAAAAATTCGGTAGGTGGTAAAAATTTAATTTGGTCTTTACCCACCTCACCATAAACATCATCTGTGTCGGTTTTTTGTCTATCTACCCTAAATAAAACTAATTTCATACCCAAATCACCATGCAAATATTCTTCACCTAACTGAACGTTCAAATCAAAATCAGTTTGGGAAAAGAATTTACTAAGTCTGGTTATCGGTAGTTTATTTTTCATTTCTTATAAATAGTTCATTTATTGATTCTATTTTAGTATATTTAAGTTATTGTATGCAGAGTAAGATTCCTGAGATAGAAGCAAGGGAAATTTTATCCACTTATGAAGGTTTTAATAATCAACTAATTGAGTGGAAAAGAAAGTTATCTGAAGTTAAAGGTTTTCAGTTAACAAGACCCCAAGCAGAGTATGTTTTAAAATACCATGAGGTAGTTCCTCGGGTTGCAAAAAAATATATCAGTATTGTTGATGGATTTGCAGACAAGTTAATGGAATCTAAACATCTAACAAAACCACCC